GTCGCGCGCGCAGGCCGAGGGCGCGCGCATCGACCAGGAGCAAGGCTGGCACAAAACCCTCTCGAACGTGCCTGTCGAGGGTGTCGTCGGCATGACCGAGGACGTCAGCTTTGACTTCCAGTCGATCGATACCGAGGCGAACCAGCTCAACGAGGCCGGCATCACGACGATCGTCAGCATCAACGGGCGGCTGCGCTTCTGGGGCAATCGCACGACCGCGGATCCGGCGGGTCCGGACAAGGATTTCGTATTCGAGGGAGCGACGCGGACTGCGCAGATCCTCGCCGATTCGATCGCGATGGGCATGATCTGGGCAATCGACAAGCCGCTGAACCCCGGCCTTGCGCGCGACATTATCGAACAGATCAACGAGACCTTCCGTCAACTCAAGCGCGCTGGCTACATCCTCGGTGCCGAAGCGTGGTTCGACCCGGACATGAACCCGGTCGACAGCCTCAAGTCGGGCAAGCTGCTCGTGCGCTACAGGTACACGCCGGTCCCTCCGCTTGAGAACCTCCTGCTCCGCCAGGAGATCACCGACGAGTATCTCGCCGACTTCGCCGAGCTGGTCGGGCTGGCTGCCTGATCACGCCGCTGCTGACATCCACGAACCTTCGGAGAACCAATCATGGGCCTTCCCCGCGTCCTCACCAAGATGGACACCATTATCGACGGCATCGGCTACATCGGTGAGACCAAGTCGATGAAGCTCCCGCCCCTCGCCCGCAAGTTTGAGGCGTGGCGCGGCGGCGGCATGCATCGCGCGGTCAAGCTGGATATGGGCGCCGCCGATGATTTCGACCTCGAGCACAGCTATGGCGGCCCGATCCGCCAGATCATTCGTCAATATGGCCTGCCGACGCTGACCGGCGTCCAGATGCGCTGGGTCGGGTCGTTCAAGAACGACGATACCGGCGCGACCGACATCATCGAGATCGTCGCGCGCGGTCGCCACGAAGAGATCGACCGCGGCGAACACCAGGCGGGCGAGCTCGGCGACTTCAAGGTCAAGACCGCCTGCGCCTATTACAAGGAGATCTGGAACGGTCGGGTCGAGATCGAGGATGATCCGCTTGGCGGCATCCTCATCGTCGATGGCGTCGATCTCATGGCCGCGCACCGCGCCGCCATCGGCCAGTTCTGACGGGAGCGCTGACATATGGAAACCCAGACCCAACCCGTCGCTGACAGTGCGCCGACCATCCGCCGCTTCACCCTCGACCACAATGTGATGGTCGGCGACCAGGTGCTGATCGCCAAGGGCACCGAGATCATTGTGCGTAAGCCTGGCTCCAGCGAGCTGCGCGGCCTCACTCTCGTCTCCCTGTCGCAGCTCGACGTGACCGCGCTGCACGAGCTGGCACCGCGGATCACCATGCCGGTCATCCACAAGAACGCCATGCTCGATCCTGCTGACCTGATGCAGTTCGGCGGCGAGGTGATGGATTTTTTGCTTCCGACGGCCGCCAAGCAGGCGGCCTCCCACCCCGAGTAGAGGACGTGATGGCGGATCTGGCGGTCGTGTTTCACTGGCCGCCGTCCGCCATGGCCGGGATGGACCTGGTCGAACTCATGGCCTGGCGCGCGCAGGCGGAGCGCCGCACCCGAACCGAATAGACCTGAGGGGCCGAGATGGACCGAAATCTCCGTATCCGGATGCTGCTAGAGGCCGGGGATCGCGTCACCCGTCCGCTTCGCGACATCGCAGGCGGATCGTTCAAGGCGGCGCAGGCGCTGAAGGGGACGCGCGACCGCTTGCGCGACCTCGACCGCGCCCAGGCCGACATCAACGGCTTCCGCGAGCTGAAGGCAGGCATCCGCTCAACCGAGGCAGAGATGACGCAGGCACAGGCCCGCGTCGCCGCCCTCGCGCGCCAAATCGACGCGACCGACACGCCGTCCAAAAAGCTCGCCGCCTCCTTCGCCAAGGCGAAACGCGAATCCGCGGCGCTCAAGGCTGAACATGTCGAGCAATCCGCGCGGCTTCAGCAGCTCCGCGACCGCCTGGGTGGCGCGGGCATCGCTACCGGGAATCTCGCCCAGCACGAACGCCGTCTACGCAGCGACATCGCCCGCACCAACGAGGAACTGGCCGAACAGGAACGCCGCCTGCGCGCGTCGGCCGATCGCGCCCAGCGCTTCGGCGCCGCCCGTGACCGGTTTGGCAAGGGCATGAACATGGCCACCGGCATGGCCGCAGGCGGCATGTCCGCGATGGCGACGGGCCAGTCGATGCTGCGCCCGATCACCGGCGCGGCCGCCGATGCGATGGAACACGAATCCAGCATGACGGACATCGCCCAGAAGGCGGATCTGTCGCGCGAAGCAGCGCGCAGAATGGGTGATACCGTTCTCGAAATCGCAGAGAAGGCCAACCAGTTGCCGGAAGCAATTCGAGCGGGCATCGATACGCTGTCGGGCTTCGGACTTGACCCCCGTCAGGCCGTCCAGATGATGCAGCCGATCGGTCGCGCGGCCACCGCGTACAAGGCCGACATTGCCGATCTGTCCGCCGCTGCATTCGCCGCCAACGACAATCTCAAGGTGCCGGTCGCGCAGACCGGAAACATTATCGACATCATGGCCGCGGCGGGGAAGCGCGGCGCGTTCGAGATCAAGGATATGGCGCAGCACTTCCCTGCGCTCACCGCGGCCAGTCAGGCGCTCGGGCAACAGGGAGCGCCGGCGGTTGCCGACCTCGCCGCCGCTTTGCAGATCGCCCGCAAGGGCGCCGGTTCGTCGGAGGCGGCCGCCACCAACGTCGCCAATCTGCTTCAGAAGATCAGCTCGCCCGCGACCGTGCGCGCGTTCAAGAAGAACTACGGCGTCGATCTGCCCGCGGCGCTGAAAAAGGCATATGCGGAGGGCAAGACGCCGCTGGAAGCCATCGCCGAACTGACCGACAAGACGCTGAGCAGCGACCTGTCGAAGATGGGATATCTGTTCGAGGACGCACAGGTCCAGGGCGCACTGCGCCCGCTGATCCAGAACCTTGAGGAATATCGCCGGATCCGCGCCGAGGCGTCGGGCGCCGGGGGCACGACCGACGGCGACTTTGCCGAGCGGATGAAGGACGCAGCCGAGCACTCCCGGCTCTACAATACCCAGGTGCAGAACCTGTCGATCACGATGGGCGCGCTTCTGCTTCCGGCCGCGACAAAGCTGGCGCAGAAGGTTGGCGGCGCGGCCAGGGCATTCGCCGCCTGGGCGCGCGCCAACCCCGGTTTCGCCAAGGGGCTTGCACTCAGCGCCGCGCTCCTCGCTGGTCTCTTCGTTGTGCTCGGCGGTGGCGCGATCGTGATCGCGGGTCTGGTCGCCCCCTTCTGGGCGCTCGGCGCGGCGGCCGCATTCCTCAACATCGGGATGTTGCCGTTGGTCGGTATTGTCCTTGCGGTTGTCGCGGCGATTGCCCTGCTCGCGGGTGGGGCGTACCTGATCTATGCCAAATGGGGTGCGATCTCGGCATTCTTCGCCAACCTCTGGGCGGGCATCAAGTCCACCGTTGGTGCCGGCATCGCGGCGATCGGCCAGTTCATTCTGAACTTCACGCCGGTCGGCATGTTCATCCGCGCCTTTGCCGCGGTGTTGTCATTTCTCCGCGGCCCCTTGCCTGGCCAAATGGTCGAAGCAGGACGCAATCTCATTCAAGGGTTGATCCGCGGCGTTACGGCGATGCTCGGCGCGCTGAAATCGACGATCGTCAACGCGGCCAGCGCGGCGGCAAACTGGTTCAAGCAGAAGCTCGGCATCAAATCCCCCTCGCGCGTCTTCATGGGCTTTGGCGGCTTCATGATGGAGGGACTGGCCAATGGCATCGATCGCGACCGGGATATGCCGATCAAACGCCTGAACTCGCTCTCGCGCGAGATCGGTACCGCGCTGGCACTCGGCGTATCGGCACCCGCTGTCGCGGGCGGCGCCGGTTCGTCCAACGCCAGCGCAGGCGCGCAGGCCGCTGGCGCCCTCGCCGGCGGGCCGATCACCATCCAGATCTACGCGACGCCGCAACAACGTCCCCAGGATATTGCGGAGGAAGTACGGCGCGTACTCGCCGCAGAGCGACGTCGCGACAGCGCGAGCCGCAACGCCAGCTTCGCTGACGCGCCCGATTGGGATGATCACGCATGATCCTGATGTCGCTTGGCATGTTCCCCTTTCATGTGCCCACCCTTGCCTATGACGAGTTGCAGCGCCGAGCCGACTGGCGGCACGAACGCAGCAAGCGGGTCGGCGCGCGCGATGCGGTCCAGTTCGTCGGGCCGGGCAACGACACCATCTCGATCAGCGGCTCGGCCTATGCTGAGCTGTCGCAGGGCCGCGCGTCGCTGGACGAACTGCGCAATATGGCAAACACTGGAGAGATATGGCCGCTGGTCGACGGCGCCGGGCGCGTCTTCGGGGGCTTTGTTATCACCGCGATCGACGAACGGCACAAATTCATGCTCGACGATGGCACGCCCCGTCGCATCGACTTCGGCGTCGATCTGCTCTGCGCCGACGAGGATGACGCGTGAGCGCGAATGTTCCTGACTTTCGTCTTACCGTCGGCGGACAGGATCTGCGCGGCGCGATCTTCGATCCCGCCGCCGATCCGCTCGACATCACCGCGAAAGTCCGCCCGCGCCTGATCTCGCTCATCCTCACCGAAAAGCGCGGGGACGAGGCGGATCAGCTCGAAATCACGCTCGACGACACCGACGGAAAGCTCGGCCTTCCTAAGGCTGGTGCCGTGCTGAGACTTCAGCTTGGCTGGGCCAAGGGCCGCGATGTTGAACCCGGCCTGGTCGACAAGGGCAGCTTCAAGGTGGACGAGGTCGAACATAGCGGTCCACCCGATCAGATCCGTATTACCGCACGTTCGGCCGACTTCACCAGCAACCTGAAGGCGCGGCGGGAGAAGAGCTGGCACGACACCACCGTTGGCGCCATCGTTCAGGAGGTCGCCGGTCGGAACGGGCTGCAACCGCGCTGCGCGGCCGCGCTGGCATCGATCCAGCTCAAATCGGTCGTGCAGAGCCGCGAGAGTGACATGGCCCTCCTGCGCCGTCTGGGCCGCGAATATGACGCGGTCGCAACCATCAAGGCAGGAGCGCTGATCTTCTCGCCGATCGGCTCAGGGGAAAGCGCGACGGGAAAGCCGCTCGCCGAGGTCACGCTGCACCGCCGCGATGGCGACCGTCATAGCTGGCACCTCGCCAAGCGCGACGATGCCGAAGGCGTCACCGCGTCCTGGCACGATCGCAAGGAAGCGACGAAGAAGCAGGTCACGGTCGGCAAGGCCGACGGCGCGAAGAAGCTATCGCGAACCTACGCCACCGAGGCAAAGGCGCGCGCGGCCGCGAAAGCGGCGGCGGGTCGCGCGGCCCGTCAGGCTGCCACGTTCGACTATTCCCTTGCGCTCGGCCGCGCCGACCTGATGCCTGAGCAGAAAGTCGTGGTGCGGGGTTTCAAGAGCGAGGTCGACGCCACACCCTGGGTGATCGGCGAAGTCGCGCACAGCCTGGGCGACGGGGGGTTCACGACGACTCTGAAGCTCGAGCGGGCGCCCTAGCCCCCGACCTTGAAAATCCCGTCCCGAACTGCCTTGTTGGCGCCGGGGGTTTCAATGGCCAAAGAATTTTCCGACGCGCTTCATCGCTCGATCCGTACATCGCTCTTCTTCTCGGCGATCCTGCTGGTGATCTGCCTTCCCAATGTAACGATCGCGGCCAAGGATGCCGGCGGCCTGGTCACCTTCAGCAATGTCGGCGCATCTTCCTTGAGGGTACTCGTCGCCATTGCCGCGCTTTGGGCGTTTATTGTCTTCGTCTTCGAATACATCACGGATGCTCGGCCGTTCCTGAAGCAGGAGCTCGGCGACATCGCCAGGATCCGCTCCGAGGTCGAGCGTGCACACCAGGCCGCCACCGAGTCTCTCACCAATTTCGATGATTCCACGAAGCGGATTGAGGGCATTCTGGAGAAAGTGACGTCGAAGAGCTTCACGGAATTGAGGCGGACGGAGCTGGAATCGACATTGAAGCTGGCCTTCAAGACAACCGCATCCGTGCCGCTCGAGAACAAGAGTCCCATAATTCATATGCTCGTCGCGATGGCTAAGGCCGAGGGGAAGAAGGGAGCGTATTTCGTCGATCAATATCCGAAGGATATCGCCAAGATTGAGGAGTACATGGATCACGTCGCACAAGCGCGGTGGATCGCAACGGTGCAGGAGATCGTCGAAAAGCTCGCCATCAAAGACATGGCGGAATTGAAACGATCATATCAGATTCATGCAGCCTACATCACATCGGCAGCGCAAGAGCTTAGCGTCAGCGCTATACGCCTGAAGCAGGCAAGATCCGCGCTATCAGCCGACCGCCGCACCCAGATCATGAAGGTGCGCGTGCTGATGGCCGGTGTGCCCGCAACGCTGTTTGCATTCGCAATGAGCTATTTTCTCGGACGCATGGGATATGGATTTCTTCCGGACCTGCTGGCGCACCTACCGCCTCAGACGTGAAGCACGTCCGACACGCCTGATCATTTCCCGTCGATCCCCAGATCCTTCGGCGTCGCGCCAACTTCCATCGCCCCGGTTATCAGACCACCGGCACAGGCCATGGTCTGTGCAGCCACCGATTGCGTCGCGTCCTTCAGCTCGGCCGCCGCCTTGATCGAATTGTTGCTGTCGAGCGCTTCCTTCAAGGCGCGCGCGCTCGACCATTTCGTCACATAGGCATTGTCGCAGATCTTCAACGCCTCGCTGAAGCTCTTGTGCGCCTTTGCGCCGACCGTCGTCGGGATCACCAGCGCGCGCACATCGGACGGCGTGGAGAGGCAGGCCGACTCCATGCGATCCGCGGCTTGGTAGACCGAAACCAGGTCATTGAGCGCGGCCGACGCGGCGACCGCAGCGCCGGCACGATCGCAGATACCAACGGTCTCGATCGCCTTGTGGTAGAATGCAACCGCATCAGCCTTCGCGGTGGCGGCCGGCGCCTCGGGTACGGCGGGTGCCGTTTCGCCCCCGACCATTGCCGTGCAGGTTCCGACGAGCAGGAGCAGCACGAGAGCGGCCCCGCAACCGATCATCCCGTGCTTCTTGTCCTTCGCGGCCTGGGCGGCGATCTCCGCATCCGAGAATTGATGGCCGCAATGTTTGCAGACCTTGGCCGCCTTCTTGATCGTTTCCGCGCATTGCGGACACTTCTTCTCGTCAGCCTTCATCCCCGCCCCCCAAATTAACGCTTTCCTACAAGCGCGCGAATACGCGAACAGAACGAAACAAGAACAACGGAACGAATCGCGTGATGATGAGCCAGCCTGTTTTCCGACTCACCCCCGGTTGCAATCTGGCCTGCGTACGCTGCGACGTCATGTGCGCGGTGCTCGCGGCGACGCGCGACGAGTTGTGGCGGGAGCTGGAGGATCTTCATCGGCTGCGCGCGCTTCATCCGGCGCGGGTGCGATCATCAGATCTTGAAGCTGTGCGAGACCAGTTGGCAGCCGCCGAGCGAGAGTTCGAGCTAGTTCGGCCACGGACATATCCCGGTCGATCGGCCGCAACAGCCCCTCGAACATCCGCGCCAACGCAGCTTCACTAGGCAGCGCAACCTGCATGGTGACGAGTTGAAGAGGCGGAGCTGGAAGGGCCGGCACAACCTCGCCTGAGCCTTGCTCCACCCCGCCGAGAGCGAGCACATCACCAGCGGAAATGCCTCGCGTTGTCAGGATCGGCACAAGTGCTCGCACGATGTCCATTGGAAGGAAGGGCCGCTTAAACTTCCGCGGATCTTCATAGTGCTGATAGCTCGACGGCGTTTGACCAAGTGCCTGGGCCATACCGCGCACTGATAGCCGAGGCTGCGTCGCCTCCCTTAGCGCCTTTAGTTTTGTCGCGACCGATTCCACCGAAGTTTCATCGCGAGAAAAACGTACATCGTCTGTACGTTTTTGGCATTGCCAACTGTACGTTCCGCACGTACACAACGATACATGACCAGTGGTGATACACTTTTCGACGTGTTCGGCGGCCTCCGCCCGATGGCACGGGAGCTGAGGGAGAGTCCTTCCACAGTCCAAGGCTGGGCTGAGAAGGGGCGAGTTCCGTCCATCAAGCAGCCGCACGTACTGCGCACCGCTCGGCGCCTTCGCCTCCCGGTGACGGCGCTGCTCATCATCTTTCCGAACGGCATTCCCGCCGACCTCGACGATCAGTTCGACCTGTTCCGCGACACCGTCGCCACTGGCTCCCCTTGTCATGGCGGCGTCGTATCGGACGACGCACCGGTCGTCGCGTGCGATCGGGGCGCCGTTTTGCACCCGGAAGCGCGGCAGTGACCCTCGCCCGCGACCCCCTCACCTTTCCGGATGCGATCACGCGCATTGCCGATCATATCGGATACGACGTCGCGGCACGCGCGGTCGGCAAGAGCGAGCGTCTGATCCGCAAATGGACGCATCCGCGCTCGGCCGCCTTCCCCTCGCTCATGCAGGCGCTGAATCTCGACGCCGCCTTCATGGCGGCTGGCGGAGACGGCGCGCCGATCCTCGAAACCTATGCCCGCCTCTTTGATATTGAGGCAGGTACCACGATCGCCTGCCACCTCTCTCTCGCCAGCGCCGTCGCTGTCGCGGCACGCGAGCATGGCGAGGCGATCGAACACACGCTCCAGGTCGCCCATCCCAACGCGAGTGATCGCGACGTGATGCGGGCGATCGGCTCGACTGAGGAGGCTTCGTCCGCGATGGCGGTCGTGACGCGGCGCCTCTCCGCATTTCTACGGCGCGGCGCGGGGCCGGGCCGGGAATATCGTGGGGGAACCACATGACCGCCAAAAAGCCCAGACTTCCCGGTATCCACTGCCCGCATTGTGGCGAACGGTCGATCGTTCGCGACAGTGTGCAGGTGACGCCGATCGTGCGCGAGCTGCGCCTGACCTGCGATAACATCGACTGCGGCCATTACTTCGTGGCGCAGTTGAGCGTGATCCGCACGGTACGGCCCAGTGCGCGCCCGAACCCCGACATTCATCTTCCCAACGGGAACTGGACGGCGCCACCGGCGAACGACGACGCGCCCCCGCCCGCCAATGATGAACGGCCGCCCGCGGCCCAAGATTCGACGACGCGGGCCGCTCCCTTGAGCGGCTGACCTCCCAACCGCGCCTCCCTGGCGCCCTGATTGAACCAATCACCCGGTCGCGATGCGCTTCCGGGGACGCCCTCCGCTTGCCCGAAAGAACCGATACCCGCGATGCGCGACGATCTGCTCACCGAAGTGCTCAAGCGCCTCAAGGCCGACTATGGCTTCAAGGACAAGGGCGCGTGGCTCCAGGAGGGCAAGTGCGCCAGATGCGGAAAGCGGGAAGCATTTGCCCGCGCCGATGCCCCCTGGGTGGTAAAATGCGGCCGCGCCAACCGCTGCGGCGAAGAGAAGCACGTCAAGGAACTCTACCCCGAAATCTTCGACAACTGGTCGAAACGGCACAAACAGACGCCTGAAAACCCCCATGCCGCGGCCGACGCCTATCTCTCCTCTGCGCGCGGCTTCAATCTCATGGGCCTGCGCAGCGCCTATACGCAGGAATGGTATCGTGATCAGGATCTGGGCATCGGCTCGGCCGCGGTGCGCTTTGCCCTCCCCGGCGGCGGATACTGGCAACGCCTGATCGACCAGCCTGGCCGCTTCGGCCGGAAGAAAGCGGTCTTCTCATACGGCTCCAGCTATCGCGGCCATTGCTGGACCTACCCCGGCGTGACGATGCAGGATCTGGCGCGCGCGGACGAGCTGTGGATCGCCGAAGGCATCTTCGATACGATCGCGCTGGTGCAGTCGGGCAAGGTGCGCGCCGTTTCCTCGCTCACCTGCAACGTCTATCCCGAATATTTCCTGGCTGATCTGCGCAAGGTGTGCGGCGAGTTGAATGTCGCCGGCCCTCGCCTGATCTGGGCGTTCGACGTCGGACGGGCCGGTGTCCATTACACTCGCAAGTTCCACAAGCGCGCGGCCGAGGAAGGCTGGCGCTCTGGCGCCGCCCAGGTCCGCCCCGATGGGGAGGGCGATAAGCTCGACTGGAACGATCTGGCGCAGCGCGACAAGCTCTCGGCCACGGATCTGGCGACCTATCGCTGGAATGGCGAAGTCACGATCGCGTCGACCGCCACCGCGAAGGCGCTGCTGATCTACGAACGCGAGAAGCTCGCGAACTTCCCCGTCACCTTCGGCACGAAGACGCTTTGGGCAAACTTCTCGATCGACCGCATTCAGGCAGAGCTGGCGTCGATGCTGGAGAGCACCGCCCCTGAGTTCGAACATTTCAAGACGCTTCCCTTCGACCAGCAATGGCACAAGGCGGCCGAGCGCGCGGTGGAGATTGAGGAGGTCGCGAACTGCACCTTCCAGACCCTCTACTACCAGCGCGATCCCAACCTTGAGGAAGGCGCCTACTTCCTCCGCGTGGACTTTCCGTCGGATCGCCCCAGCGTGAAGGCGACCTTCTCCGGATCGGCCTGCGCCGGATCCGGAGACTTCATGAAGCGGCTCGCCTCAGTCGCGCCGGGCGCGCTGTGGACGGGCAATCAGTACCAGATCGCCCGCCTGATGCAGCGCCAATGGGCGAATATTCAGGTGGTCGAGGCGATCCAGTTCACTGGCTATTCGATCGACCACGGCGCGTGGATCTTTGGCGACATCGCCGTTCACAACGGCCGCGTCTATGAGCCGAACGACGAGGACTATTTTGTCATCGGCAAACGGTCGGTGAAGCTGCGCACGTCGGAGCGGATGCTGCGCATCGCCTATGATGCCGATAAGCTGGACCTCTCCTGGACTGCGCCTCTGATCACCGCCTATGGCCCCAAGGGGCTGGTCGTGCTTGCCTTCTGGGTACTCGCCCTGTTCGCCGAGCAGGTCCGCGCGAAACAGGAGAGCCTCGGCTTTCTCGAAATGACCGGGGCGCCGGGCAGCGGTAAGACGGGCCTGCTCGAGTTTCTGTGGAAGCTGCTCGCTCGCCGCGGCTACGAAGGGTTCGACCCGACCAAGGCGACCAACGCCGGCATCGCGCGCACGCTCGGGCAAGTCGGCAATCTTCCCGTCGTACTGATCGAAGGTGACCGCGGGCAGGACACGCCGCACGCGAAGCGGTTCGAATGGGACGAGCTGAAAACCGCCTATAACGGTCGCGCCGTCCGCACCCGCGCCATCGCCAACAGCGGCATGGAAACGTTCGAGCCGCCGTTCCGCGGCGCACTGGTCATCGCGCAGAACGCGACCGTCGAGGGTTCGCCGGCACTCACCGAGCGCATCATGGGCGTTCATTTCGACAAGGGTCGCTTCTCACCCCAGGGCAAAGCCGCCGCCAATGCGCTCAAGGCGACCGACGCCGACGACATTTCCGGTTTCGCAGTCCATGTGGCGCGGCGCGAGGAACAGATCCTTTCCGCCTATTTCGAGGCCTTCGCCCGCTACGAGGCTGCGATGCTCAAGCATCCAGGCTGCGGCGACTATCGCTTCGCGCAGAACCACGCGCAGCTTGCCGCAATGCTCGACGCGATGCGCTTGGTCGTATCGAACCTCTCCGATCGCGACGTTGCCGACGCGCACGCCCTGATCCTCAACATGCTGGTCGAACGGCACCGCGTCACCGAGGCCGATCACCCCAATGTCATCCTGTTCTGGGAGCGGTTCGACCATTTCCACGCGCAGGACTGTCTGCACAGCCTGACGCCGGAAAATCCGATCGACCACGCCCGCGGGAGCGACGTCCACGCGATCAGCCTGGTTCAGTTCGAATCCCGCTGCGCGGCCAACGGCCTGCGGTGGACCTGCACAATGCAGGAACTGAAGCGCCTCCTGAAGACGTCGAAGGCCCGCCGCTTCCTCGAGAACAAGGCCGTCAACTCGGTCACCGGCAAGACCGTGAACTGCTGGGTCTTCCAGACGAACAACCCCGACACCCCCAAGAAAGGAGCCTGACAATGCTTCACACCCCGAATTTCGGGCGGACGGTGCCGCGCCCTGTCGCACCGCACAGCGCGCCATCCAGCGCGCACGCCCCGCTGACGCCTGCCGCCTATGTCGCGCTCCGGCGCAAAGCCGCCGGCCTGTCGGTCGAACAGGTCGCCGAACGGCTGTCCCGCCGTGCGTGCGATCAGGCCGAGATCCGCGCGCTGGTCCGCCAGCTCGAAACCCCCGGCATCACCGCCCGCCACGTATCCTCGCTCGACATCCTGCGCGATGCCTTCCCGCTCGACCCCAACGTCTATTTCCAGCTCGCCTTCGAACCGGTCGATCGTCACCCGCGCGTCTGTCGCGGCTGCGGATGCAGTCATTGGGATCTGTGCGACCGCGGTGAGGCGGGATCCTGCACCTGGGCGAGCGAGGAGATCTGCACGCGCTGCACCGTTGGTGAATTGCTGTGAGCCG